CCAAGCCTACTGGTTGATAGGAATAGCAAATACGACCTAAAACCTGGCGCTGATAATGATACTATTGATTCTTTACTCACACAGTACTTACGCCCTGATATAGTAGCATTTGGAAAAACAGCTGCATCATTAGTTAAAGGGTTATTTTCAAAAAATAAAAAAGACAAAGCATCAGGTAAAAAACTTAATTTATCTAATATTTTTAAAGCTAATCCTGACAACTTAGGGCAAGAAGGCTTTAGAACAGAGAAAGATGGTGATAGTAGTATCTCACATGAAGATATAGCTTCTAACCTTAAAGGTAAAGACGTATATAAGACATACACTGTATCTGGTACTTCAGATATACAAGGGAGACCGATAATTAAAGGTACTCCCCCTGGTACAAACGCTAAAATTATATCCGATAATAATGGGGGATTAGGCTTTACTCCTAATACCTTGGAAACTGATACTTTAAAAGACAAAGAATCAACCCAGACTATCTTTAATAATGGTACCGAATCATCAATTAAACCTAATATATCCCCTGAAACTGATAGTCTACTTAAAAAAGAAGGTCGTGTATTAGAAGGAAATATTGTACCTGATAATAGAGGACAGCAAGGCTTTAATCCTGATCAATACGCTCAGTATAATGTTGAGGAAAGACTTATAAAAGAAGAAGATGCAAGATCTGACCTAAATAAAAATTCAATAGTTAATACCTATTATAGATCAGCAAATTTAAATGATGTAGAATTTAATCAAGAAAACGCAGCTTCAGCGGCAGGTGCCGGACAAATACAAGAAGGTAATATAGATGGCAGATTGCTCATTAAAGGTCTACCGTCTGGCTCTAATGCTAAAATTATTAGAGAAAATACTGTAGAAAATAGTGAATACTTTAATGAAGATTTTGTTCAAGCTAAAGGATACTTTACTGCAAAAACTCAAGACAGATCAACTGAAGAACCTTCAGTTTATACAAACCTACCCGATAATGTTACAAACCCAGTTAGAGGAGGAAGAGTAGAAGCAAGTCTCGGTACTGAATATGATGTACAGACTACAGGCTATATTAAGAAGACAGTTGATGAAGACGGTAACCCTCTAATTATACAGGGAGAAACAGTAGAGGCAGGCACAGTACCTGCTACTCAGCTTAAGTACTTTCAAGACGACTATTCAGAATATGGATTAGAATTTGATTCTGGGCAAATATCTAATAGTGATGGTAAAGGGAGAAGATTTACCAAACTTATAGACTTTAGAAAAATAAGAAAAGATAGCGGTCTTCCTATAGCTTTTGATTTTGGAGAAAACGGATTTGATTCTCCTACTGACTTAGGGGATTTAGACTACTCTACTGATAATGTAGAAATAAGACTTGGTTATGCTAATAATCCCGGCACTATGATAGGAGTAGCAGGTTCAGATAAAGTTAATATGTCTGATTTTGTTAGTGATTCAGATACTGAGATTCTACAAAGCCAGATGATACCTTTTCAGATAGCTTCTGTTCAACCTGACGGAAATATTTTTATGTACTTTAGAGCTTTCCTTGATGATTTATCTGATAGTTATTCTGGAGATTGGTCAGGCACTAATTTTGTAGGTAGAGCGGAAGAATTTTATACTTATCAAGGATTTAAACGTGATATAAATTTCTCTTTTAAAATAGCAGCATTTACAGAACAAGAGTTAAAACCTCTTTATTTAAAGTTAAATTTACTTGCTGGTACTACTGCACCATCCTACGGAACTGCAGGTACTTTTATGAGAGGGACTTTAACTGAAGTAACAATTGGTGATTACTTGAGTAGATTAAAAGGATTTTTCAGTAGTGTTAATATAACATGGAAAAAAGAATATCCTTGGGAAATAGACCTATATAATCAAGATCTGTTGATGGTACCTCATGTTTTAGATGTAAGTTGTAAATTTACACCTATTCACGACTTTAATGTAAATGCTAACCTAACCTTTGGTCAAGGTGAAAGATATATTGGTAGTTCGAAATTAAATTCGTAATATGTTATTAAGGTATAAAAATATAGAAAATCTAAAAACAGATAAAGGTAAAAGGTATATTACTAATGCTATATATCCTGAAATTCCTTTAACTGAAGATGATATATACGTTATTACTACTGGTGGGGATAGGTATGATACATTAGCACAGCAGTTTTATAAAGACAGTTCACTTTGGTGGATTATAGCTTCTGCTAATGTAAGCAAGACAGACGGTATGGTAGTACAACCAGGAGTTCAATTAAGAATTCCTGCTGACCCAAATGCTGCAATCGAGCAGTTTAACTTAGTAAATGAACAGCGATAATGGCAAGACCAGGACAGGTAGGAAGTCAGGTAAGGCCTTCAGTTATAAATCAGATAAAAATCCGACAAAAAACTGTAGGTGCTCCCTCTAAAACTAAAGAGCAACAGCTTTTTTTAAATAGTAATGGTGCATGGATTAAGCTTAGATCAGCTGTTAATGAATTAACACCAGAAGGTTACGCAAAAATTGAGCAAGCATTACTAAGTAGAGAGACAAGTTATACTCTTTCAACTACTGCTGCAAAATCACAAGATTTTATACTTATTGGCGGTACCCGTTCTTCTTCATCAGACGGGTTAGGGCAAAATAGAGCAGGAATAAGCCTTGAAGGAGGAACATACGACACAACAAAAGCATATCAGAATTTTAATGGTGAGTATGGATTAGGTTTTCGACCAATGCCCGGTATTACTAATTTAAGTATAAGTTCTAAAAATCCTTACGGTACACTTTTAACTGCCCAAGTTGATTTCAAAGTTTTTTCTTTAGAAGATTTAGAAATTTGTGAATTACTCTTTTTTAGACCCGGGTATACTGCATTATTAGAATGGGGGCACACCTTATATTTAGATTCTAACGGTAATTTAATAAAGACTAACTCATCAGGTTTGTCTGACGATGAATTCTTTTTACCGAGAAATCAACAGTATATAGACGAAAGAATAACAAAAAGAAGAAATGATGCTGAAGGTAATTACGATGGTATGTATGGATATATTACCAACTTTAGCTTCTCTTTAAATGAAGATGGATCATATGATTGCCAAGTTAAAATAGTCTCAAGAGGAGTTATACTGGAAGGCTTACAACCAGGAAACGTAACAGATCATTGTAAAGAAACTGAAGAAGAAGAAGAGTCTAAAGAAGATAAGCATAAAAGTATTTTTCATTACATTTTTCACTTTCTTCAAAAAAATGCTAAAATTGGTAAAAACTCTTTCATTGAAACATTAGAATCCAGAAGAAGAGATCGAAAAAATGTTAAAGAGATAGTAGCACTCTGTAAGGATGCCCAACTTGATTTTGAATTTTTTACTATGGAGACTGAAATCGAGGATCCTGACGGATTTTTTGATGACGGTATAAAGGTTATTTATTTACATTTAGGAGATTTTTTAAAACTGATAAATGTATTTAATAGTTTAAGTAGTCCTAAAAAGAAGGGTGTCAAAAGAAGAGAGGATGATATATTCCTTACTGAACCTGGAAATAGATATGCTACTTACCCTGATCATTTTTCTGTTGATCCTATGATTGCTCATCCAACAGCTAAACCACAAGGAAAATTAGGAAGTAATGAAAGACTTAACTCTATCTTTTCTTGGCTATTAGGATTAGCACTAACCGAAAACAAAGCTATATCCCAGCTCTATATAGGTGACAACGGTAAAGGCTTACATTATGATTGGCAAAAACATGTTAAAAATAACAAAGATAGGTATGGAGATACTAATGATGTACTAAGCGTACCTATAAGCCAGTTTGGTATATTAAAAGCATTAGATAATATTTTAACCGGACCACAGCAAGATAATATATCTATTTTTGACGCATTAGAGGAAATTTTAGAGAATATAAGTGCAGCTCTTGGTGGGATAAATGATTTTGATCTATACTACAATCATGAAGCACAGAAATATGAAGTTATAGATAGAAACCACTCGGTACCGGGTAACCTACCGGTAATTAACGTTTCTGGCTTGAATTCTACCGTATATGATTTAAAGATATCAAGTACTATTTCGAGTAACGTAGCAACACAGGTAGCAATAGCAGCTCAAGGAAACTCCGGTGATCCAAAAAAGAACTTAGATACTTTAATGGAGTGGAACAGAGGTGCAATAGATCGTCATATACCAATAAAGACTGTAAGTTCAATAGAAAAAGATGAAGACTCCAGGAAAGCTAAAAAAGAGTTTTTAAAAAACATTATAAAGGTTTATCAACAATTTAATAACAGATCTATATTCATAGATCAAATTTATAATACTGAGTTGATAGAAAGACTTAGAAGTCAAGCTAATCAGTGGATAGCAAATGCCTTTAAGGATTCTAATTATACCCAAGGTCTACCTGCTCAAGGAACTGTACCTGTAGAATTAGAACTAACAATGATGGGAATCTACGGATTTGTACCCGGTACTACTTTTAAAATTAATAAAGGATTACTTCCTTCTAAATACGATCAATGGTGTTATATAGTAACAGGATTAAATCATACCGTAGATAGAACAGGGTGGAAAACAAAAATTAAAACCCAATTCTTCCCATCAAGAGAACCACAACCTACCTCTATTCCAGGCACTGAGCCATCTAAGTTTACACGTGCTAAAAATCAAGCAGTAACTGGTGTTGATGAATTTCAAGTTGCTGAAAGCGTCTTAGATGATGATCCAGCTCCAATTATTAATAGTAGAAAAATTGGTGCAACTACATACTCAAGCTCACCTACAGCACAGAGTTTACTTGCAGCAGGACAGCAGAATGGACTTTTAGAACAAAATAATAGAAACATTTTAGTATTTATAGGAGAGACACGAGGGGCTAATAAACTGTATATTAACCCTGCAACCGGTGCTCCTGAATATATGCTTGCTAAAGCCGCTGCAAATGCTTGGTTTAAGTGGAGAGATGAAATGAGAGCAAAAGGTATTAACTATACGGTTTCAAGTGCTTATAGAAGCTCACAGCATCAAGCAGGATTAGGGAAAGGAAATACTATAGCAAAACCTGGATCTTCACCGCATGGTTGGGGTGGTGCAATTGATTTTAGTAATTTATATAGAATTGTTGGTGGGAGTGGGAACCCACAAACTAATTTAGATGGAAGAAAAACTCAAATATATAAAGATATAGCAACAATAGGTGCTAAGTACGGATGGTATAATCCGTGGAGATTATCTGATGTAGCAGGTACAGATGAAATCTGGCACTTTGAATATTGGGGAGCAGTATAGTATGGCGTATTTACCTAAACATAAAGAAAAAGCTAAAGATGCAATCGGGGGTAAACTGAAAGATTTAAAAACAGGTTTACCCTTCAATGGGAAGTTTATAAGAGATTTTTTAGGAAATTTTTATAAAGGGGATAAATTTTCTGCATCATCTGAAAAATTACTTTTTGAACCTGATTGGAATGATATAGAATCTGATAGTAGATTCGGTATTCCTATTAAGACCGCATTTATAAAACCTTCTGAAAATGATTTTGCAAAAGGTATTCTGAGCAGGTATTTCGTAAAAGAAGCAAACACCGGTAAAATTACAGAAGTTGACACTGAGACTTATAAAGCTCTCAGAAAAGAAGGTAAAATTTACAGAAAAGTTCTTAAAATCGAGTGGTATATAACCGGTAATCCAGAAGATGAAATTATTAATGGATTCCTTTTTCCTGGTACAAAAGCAAAAAATCAAGATGTTATTAATCAAGCTGAAAAAATACTACCAGGTATCGGCGAACAGATATTAAAAGACCCGGGACAGTTTGTTCGTAAGTAAATTTATCTTATATTAGATAAAAGGTTATTTATAAGTGTTTTATATAGTTGAACAAGAAAGTAAGTTAGAAAACTTACAACGGTTATCAAAATTAGGGTTATATGTAGATGTGATATCGTCTAACGATTTATACCACCCTAAACTTACTTTTACCGTTGCAGTCTACATCAGACCAGTTAATTCAAAATTTGGATACATTATTCCCATTAGTCACGATGAAGGATTAAATGTTGAAAAAGAGCGTATCTACCGTATCCTTTTATCTACTACAAAACTGTATACATTAGATAAGAAACAATTACTATATCACTTTAATTTACAAGAAGCAATAGATCTATCGTTACTGTACTCAATGACAAAGTATAGCAGATTAGAATATTCCCATGATCTATCCTTTTTCTATAATAAACATTCAGAACTTTCACATATTAATCAGTTAATTCCGATATCTAAGATATATGAAAGCTGTGAAAAAGTTTATGAGCAAGTCAAAGAAGTAATTAACTACGATATACCTTCCGGGTATGATTTTTATAATAAAACTGCAACTAATGTATTCTTTTTAATAGAACAGGCTGGATTGGGTGTTTACTATGAAAATTTTATCAAAATGTTTAAACCACGTGATCCACTTTTTAATATAATTAATAACTCAGTACTAACTTCTTATAATTTATATAATGTTACATCTCGACCCACTAATGCTTTTAATTCTGTTAATTTCGCTGCTATACCTAAGAGCATCGAGCACAGGAAGTGCTTTATACCGAAAGGGGATTACTTTGTTGAGCTGGATTTTGATGGCTATCACCTTAGGTTACTTTGTGATCAGATAGGATATCCGTTAACTGAAGAATCAGCACACAAGCAATTAGCAAAACTTTATTTTGAGAAAGAAGAAATAACTGAAGAAGAATATAATGAAGCTAAACAAATTAACTTTCACGCAATTTATGGCAAGATCCCAGAGAAATGGGCATTCCTTCCAATCTTTGAACAAATTGATGGATTTATCAAAAGTCTTTGGGAACGATTTGAAAATGACGGAGAAATCTTGGCACCGATTTCTAAAAAAGTATTTGGACGAGGATTAAAAGATATGAACCCTCAGAAATTAATGAACTATGTGATGCAATCGTTAGAGACTTCAAGAAATATCCTTATATTAAAAGAAGTACTAAGGTTTTTGCAAAACAAAAAAACTAAGTTAGTTCTGTATACATATGATGCATTACTTTTTGATTTTCACAAAGAGGACGGTAAAGAAACATTAGAAAAACTACAGGAGATCTTAGAAGAGGGTGGAAAATACCCAATAAAATTTAAATATTCAAAAGATTTAGTATTATAGATTAAAAAAAGATATTTATATATGATAAATAATATCACACCTACGTTCGATTATGACATCGAACCAATTATATTTAATGAGGATATGAGCAACAAATTGTTCTGTACTTTCTCAACAGAGGATATGCTGGATGAAGTACTAACAACTATTCAAGAACGATATAAAATTATCTACGGAAAAATTTTCGTTTTGTACTCTAAGAGTCAAGATGAATATATCTGTACCTATAATGTTGATTTTGGCAATATAAGTACCTTTATAGATAATACTATATTAGTACATCGTAAAAAAGAGTCTAACACTCTATATACAATAAATGCACTTAATACTTTAATTAAAGAGCTTAACGGCGGTGTACTTGACACAAACTACCGTATAAATTGGCCAGATTACAGAAACTGCATACTTCTGACCAAAGGTCCTGAACTTAAAAGAGTTAATACAAAACTTTTTAAGATCGTAGAGTTGGAGAATTAAAAAATTCTTCTTATATTACAATAAACGTTATAATAAATTAGTTATATGGATTTAAATGCTATACGCGCAAAGCTGGATACGTTAAATAATAGCGGCCAGCAAAGAGAGAAAACAGATTATTCAACAATCTTTTGGAAACCGGAATTAGGTAAGCAAACGATTCGTATCGTTCCTTCTGCCTATGACCCTGCCTTTCCGTTTAAGGAATTAAAGTTCCATTACGGTATAGGAAAGTACCCGATGGTAGCCTTATCAAACTTTGGTAAGCAAGACCCAATCGAAGAGTTCGTAAAAGAACTACGTAAGACTAACGATAAAGACAACTGGTCTCTATCAGGTAAACTTAACCCTAAAACTCGTATTTTTGCTCCTGTAATCGTTAGAGGAGAAGAAGATAAAGGAGTTCGTCTATGGGGATTCGGTATTACTAT